GTGCAGTCATAGGCACACCTATTGTTAAAGCTAATGCAATTAATATAACTGTTACTACAAATTTCATAACTTGTCCTTACCTTTTAAATGATTTATACGCATCTCTGAGTATCTTATTACTTTTTCTAAATCAATGATTTCTGACTCTACTAGGTCTTTACCTTCGTAAGACTTGAACCCTGCCCTGACTACATACTTAATGATGTTACCTCTCCAGAACTCAAACTTGTTACGCATTATAAATTCAATGGGCTCTATTACCCAACGTGAGTAGTGTTGTGGTTCTCTCACTATCTCTTCATTCTTTTTCTTCTTAGCCATATTTTTTCCTCCGCAAACTTTACATTTAAAACCTTTGAGTGTGCTGTCTCCACACCATGAACAATCTGGAGTCACTATAACCCCTCCTTGTAGAATACTTTAACCCAACTTGCACAGATGTCTGATCTTACAATGTCATCTAGTGAGAACTCAACTATAGGCACTGGTAAGCTATGTTTCTTAGCTAAGTGAGTGATCTTAGTTAGTCCATCTCCATCTTTAAGATCAGTCTGTTGTATGTCTCCATTGAGTACGATAGTAGAACCTTCTCCTACCCTAGTAAGTAGCATCTTTAGTTCATGTGTAGTTATGTTCTGAGCCTCATCACAAATAATGAAAGCATTATCAAAAGAACGACCTCTCATCAAAGCCAATGGGGCCATATCTATATTTCCGTTTTTAATACCTGTCTCAACTGCACCTTTTCCTAGGTGTTTAACTAATACATCAAGAACTGGTAAAGACCAAGGAGCTACTTTCTCTCCTAAATCTCCTGGTAAAATACCAATATCTTTTCCAACTGAAACCATAGGCCTAGTAATTACTATCTTATGTATAGCTTTAGTTGTATACAAGTCAGCCGCCATTGTAGTTGTTACATAAGTCTTACCTGTACCTGCAGGTCCAAATACAATAACTTGGCAAGACGACTTTATAGAATCAATTAATAGTCTTTGATTATCATTCTTAGGTGTGATACCAGATGTCTTTTTACCAGAAGCACCTTTGTAAGTAGTCTCTCTTTTCTTGCTTTTAGTCTTTGGTTTTTGTTGGGTCATTATCTCTCCTGTTTAGAAAAAGGGAGGAACTGTTAAGAACCTCCCCAATAGTATCATATTTGTACTGTTGTTGTCAAGCTTATTCGCAAGTTCTAAGACCTGTAGCAGGATCAAAGTAACAAGCTCCACCTTCGTCTATAAAGTTATCTTCTTCCACTTCTGGCTCTACAACTGTATCCTCGGAAGTTGCCGCATTGAGTATGCCAAATCTTTTACCTGAAGCCCTGAAGGTAGTACAACCTGATGAACCTCCATCATAGGCCGCCATATATACATCTTTGAACTGCTCCCAAGTAACATCGTCTCCAACATTGCAAGTCTTAGAGCAAGCACTGTCTACATATTTAGATGCTAAGTTAAGAACCTTGACGTGATCGAATACTGATAGTGCATCAGCAGTCTCTCCCTTGATACCGAATACTCTGTAACCGTAGTCTTCTACTCTCTCTACAATCGGGCCATCAAAAGTCTGTATAGTTCTATCGTAGAAATGTGAGAACACTGGTTCAATACCAGAGCTTACATTATCAGCACTGAGACTGATAGTGCCAGTAGGAGCCACAGAAAGTAGGTGGCTGTTACGTATGCCGTACTTAGTGATATCTGAACGTATATCGTCAGGTAATGTTTTAGCAAATTCACTGTCTAAGTATTCCTTTTCAAATAATGGAAATGCACCTTTTTCTACTGCAAGTGCTATTGATGTTTTGTAGCAAGTATCTCTAATTACACTCATGATTTCTTCTAAGTCATTTAAAAAACCCTCTGAACCGTAAGGATTACCAAGTGCTTCAAGAGCGTTAGCTACACCAGTTACACCTAAACCCATACGTCTCTTACTTTGAGCCTCCAGCTGTTGGGCTGGCAAAGGGTATGTAGCTCTATCAACTACATTATCCATTGCTCGTACAACATGTGGGATGTCATGCTTTAGTTTTTCTAAGTTAAAGCCAAAACTACTATCTATATTCTTTTCAACGTACTGTGTTAAGTTAAAAGAGCCTAGTAGACATGCACCATTCGGTGGTAAAGGTTGTTCTCCGCAAGGATTCGTGGCTGCGATATACTCACAGTAATGTAAGTTGTTCTTACGATTAATGCGGTCAATGAACAAGATACCTGGCTCTGCCCAATCCCATGTTGAACGTAAGATGTCATCCCATAAAGCTTTAGCTCTGATAGTGCTGTATACCCTACCTTCGAATACTAGATCAAAGTCTGTATCATTCTTAACAGCTTCCATGAAGTCGTCAGTAACACCTACTGACATATTAAACTGTGTTAAGTTGGTTGAATTGTTTTTAGCTTTGATGTACTCTAGGATGTCTGGATGATCGACCCTTAAAACTGCCATCTGTGCGCCCCTACGATGACCTGCAGAGCTGATAGTCTTACATAAGGCATCGAATATACCCATGAAGCTAAGAGGGCCGCTAGAACGGCTGTCTAGGCTCTTAATGAGTGCACCGTGTGGACGTAGTGTAGAGAAGTCGTAGCCTATACCTCCACCTAGTTGCATAGTCTTAGCAGCCTCTGTTGCTGCCTTCATAATGCCTTCCATACTATCTTCAATAGTCATAGATACGAAGCAGTTGTACGGTGTTACTTTACGTGGTGAACCCATTGCAGATTGCACTCGACCTGCAGGTAAGAATCGTTGATCTAACAATATCTCTCTGAAGTTATTGTAGTGATCTTCATTGTCCTTGAGTGAGTCAGCAACTCGTGCCATAGCCTCTCGGAAGCTCTCCCCCTTGGAGCGATACTTCATAGCATGTATTTCTTCTGATATTCCTAGGCTTGGGCCTTGATGATTTTTTATACTCATACGTTAATCCTTTTTAAATTCTTTATCTATTAATAACATTACATGTAGAAGAGACTGTGCTTCATTTACTATTTGCTTTATAACCTTCTCCTCGTTTCTTGAAGTCTTCTCTCATCCATACTAGGTTGTCAATGTCGCCCCGTGTTAATCCAATGTCTTTTAGTTCTCGGTTAGATAAACGGTTGAGGTGTTTAATGGTATCTCTATGCATCTGCCATGTCATTAGGTAATTCCAAAATCTGTACATCCAGATAAAGGGTGATCGTATACAGTTGCATACAAAGGTTCTTAACCTGCTATTTAATATTCGTTTAATCATCTATTATCTCCTGATCCTTGAAGAACACCACGTTCTTCTCTGTCGTTAAGTTTATTCATGTTAGTATCTAACACGTCTGTTAAGTCACTGCCGAAGTAATTCGCCAGAGCAGTTAAGTAAAATGCGACATCTCCTAGTTCTTTAACGATGTCTTGGGTTTTTATCCAAGTGTTATCA